ATGCCGGCCGGCCAGCCGCCCGCGACGCCCGACGCCGAGGCCGAGCGCTTCGCACTCTGCTCGACGCTGTGCGTCGCGACCGTGCACGAGTGCTTCGAGCCCACGGGCCGGATACCGCGTCGACGCGCATTCTGCTCAGAATCCATCCCACGAGAGGACACACCGATGCCCGGTCCCACTATCGACGAGCGGTTCCCGACGGCCGCGACGAGTGCGCCGCCGAGCGACGAGACGAAGGCGCGCATCGTCGCGATGCGCTCGCACGTCGTCGAGCTCGCCGAGTACATCGAAGCGCTCGTGCCCGAGGGCCGAGACAAGTCGCTCGCGCTCACGGCGCTCGAGGACGTGCTGATGCGCGCGAACCGAGCGATCTACGCCCACCGTCCGCCCGTCGACGAGCGGACGCCGACCAACCAGATCGTCGAGCACCTGACCAAGATCGCCGAACTCACCGCGCCGGCGCGTGACTTCGAGTGCTGCGAGACGGGCACGTGCCGCGGCCACCGTGGGCCGGACGGGCTCGCGGCCGGCGGTAGCGTCTCGACGTTCCACGTGAGAGCACCGCTCGACCTGGCCCCGGTGACGCCCGGGTCGGTCGCGATGTCGCACCTCGACGCGCAGCGCCGACGCCTCCGCGATGCCTACACCCCGGGCCGCGGATGAGCGCCGCGAAGGTCGTCGTCATCGCCCTCACGCCCGAGCAGGCTGTGGAGGCATTCAACGCGATCGACCCCGCCGAGCGGCCCGAGGCGGCCGTGCGGCCCGCGACACCAGCTGCGGTGCTCGCCGGCACCGGCCCGTCCGAAGCTCTCGCGGTGTACGTCGACCCGCGCATCACCAACGCCGGATTCGAGGTCACGGCGTTCCAGGAGTACGCGGTCCGGGCGACGACGCGATCGACACTCCCCGCGGTGAAGCTCGCATGATCGGGCACGGCCTGGTGCTGTTCATCGCGATCGCGTGGCTCGCGCTCACGCTCCGCGTCTGCGGGATCGGCGATCGTGGTGGCGTCTCGTGGTTCGACCTCCCGATGGTGCCGCTCAACCGGGCCGAGCGCCGGCGGCGACGCCGGTGAGCGACGCCGACTACGACTTCCCACGCGACGAGGTCGTCTGGGAGGCCGGCTTCGCGAAGGAGCGGCAGTACGCGATCGAGCACGGCGTCGACGTGTACGTGTTCGAGAGCATCGACGCGCTCCACCGGGCCACCGGCATCACGACCATCAGCGCGCAGTCGCGCGCTTTCCCCCAGCCGACCGCCAACGGCGTCGGCGCGATCATCCTGCTCGCACAACCGGTGACCCTCTCGGCGATCGTCCACGAGGTGACCCACGTCGGCCTGTTCTGGGCTCGACGCACCGCGCGCAGGAAGCAACGCGCCTACGGCTGGCTCGCCGATCACCCAGAGCAGATCGCCGAGCTCATCGGCAACCTGTCCGCGGTGATCTGGCACTCGCTCCCGGAAGAGATCGCCCGGGAGTAGCACGACAGGCTTCGGCCGCTGAGCCCACACATTCAGCGTCCCCAACGTGCGAGAGGCGCGCCCCACAGGGTGCGCCTCTCGGCGTCTCGCCCCGTAGCCGTTCCGGCGCGGGCTTCCGTTCTGGATGGAGACACCCGAAATGACCGACCGCGAGCCTCGCCTCATCACCGTGCTCGGAACGACTCTCGACGATGCCAAGAGCTTCATCGCCGGGCATCCCTCCCTTGAGGGCGCGCGACCGTTGTCGATGCATCAGACCTCGAAGACGGGCGCGCTCGTCGTCGAATACTTCACGACCCACGCGTTCTACCTCGCGCACGCGCTCGGCGACCCGAAAGCGTACGAAGCCGCCGACGCGCTTCACCGCGACTTCATGAAGACGTCGCCGCGCCGGCGCGGCCCGGTGGGGGACTGACGTGCCCGGCCCGCCTCCGAGCGAGAAGCGATCGCGCGCTCGCGACAACGTCCAGCGCGACGTGATCCGCAACGACGGGAAGGTTGGTGGCTTCGACCTCCGCGACCTCCCCGAAGACTTCCTCCCACTCAAGCCGAAGAGCCAATGGGAAGACCCCGAGCAGTCCGAGCGCGAAGAGTGGCACCCGGCCACGCTGCGCTGGTGGGACAACTGGCGGACCTCGCCGCAGGCGACCCGCATGGTGACCGACGTCGACTGGGACTACATGCTCGACACCGCGCTCATGCATCACCGCACGTGGATGAGCGGTGGCACGAACACCGAACGACTCGCCGAGATCCGCATCCGGCTCGCGAGCTTCGGTGCGACCTACGCCGACCGTCTCCGACTGCGCCTCGAGGTGGAGCTTCCGCCCGAGCAGCATCCCGCCGGCGCGAAGGGTCACGCGAACAACGTGACCGACCTCGACGCGCGCCGAGCCGCACTGGGAGCGTGACATGCCTCGCCGTCTGATCCACCACCCGAAGCACGACCGGAAGCGCTCGCTCGGCTTCCTCGCCGTGTGGTGGATCGAGACGTTCGTCGTCCACGGCCGCGGCGGAATGCAGGGCAAGCCGATCCAGTACGGCCTCGAAACGACCGGGTTCATCGCCGACTGCTACGCGCACGACGAGCGCGGGAAGCGGCTCTACTGGTCCGCGTTCTTCTCGCGTCCGAAGGGCACCGACAAGTCCGGCATCGCCGGCGCGCTCGTGCTGTTCGAAGCGTTCGGCCCGGCCCGGTTCGCCGGCTGGGCGAAGGGCGGCGAGCAGTACACGTTCCTCGGCGAGACGTACACCTACAAGGCGGGCGAGCCGATGGGGAAGCCCGTCGTCAACCCCGTCATCAAGATCATGGCGACCGAAGAGGGCCAGACGGGCAACGTCTTCGACAACGTCTACTACAACCTCTCGAACGAGGACGCGCCGCTCTACCAGTTGAAGACCGGCTACGGGCTCGACGTGGGGAAGACGCGGATCATCCTCGCGTCGGGCGGAACGATCATCCCGTCGACGGCCGGATCGGCGTCGAAGGACGGTGGCCTCGAGACGTTCGCCGTGTTCGACGAGACGCACCTGTACACGACCGACACGTTGCACGGCATGTACGACACCGTCACGCGAAACCTCTCCAAGCGTCGCAAGGAGGGCACGTGGTTCATCGAGACGACCACGATGTACGAGCCCGGTGCCGAGTCGACTGCAGAGGACACGTACTACTTCGCCGACATGCTCGCCGAGGGCAAGGCGCGGAACAAGACGCTGCTGTTCGATCACCGGTGGGCCGATGTCGAATCGCTCGAGAAGATCCGTGTCAAGGACGAGACGAAGCCCCGCGGCGACCGGTTGGAGACGGAAGACGAGTACATCGCTCGTCTCACGGCCGCGTTCATCGAGGCGTTCGGTGACGCGATCGCGTGGAACGACCCCGAAGACCTCATCAACGACCTCTTCGACCCGCGACGGTCCGAGCAGGACACACGCCGGTACTTCTTCAACGCCGTCGTCGAGGGCAAGAACGCGTGGATGAAGGCGACGGTCTGGGACAAGATCGGGCTCGCCGAGCTTCGCGCGGCCGCGGTGGCTGTCGGCCAGCGCATCCGCATCCTCCCGCCGCGCCGCGGCGAGATGATCGCGCTCGGGTTCGACGGCGGCCTCACGTCCGACGCGACGGTGCTCATCGGGTGCCGCATCAGCGACGGCTACGTGTTCCCCATCGGCATCTGGGAGGCCCCGGACTCGAAGGAAGCGAAGGACTGGCAGGTCGACCACGCCGAGGTCGACGCGCTCGTCCGCGACACGTTCAAGCGGTTCAAGGTCGTCGCGTTCCTCGCCGACCCGCCCCACTGGCGCGACTACGTCGACTCGTGGGAGAGGGCGTTCGGTGACGACCTCGTCATCAAGGCGACCGAGTCGAAGCCGATCTCGTTCGAGACGAGTCGGCACACCGAAATGGCGAAGGTCGTCGAGCGCACCGAGACGGCGATCATCACCGGCGAGCTGCGCCACGGCAACCACAAGGCGATGCGCCGGCACGTGCTGAACGCGCAGAAGTGGAACAAGTCGACCGGCGGTCACGTGATCGGCAAGGACCGAAAGGGGTCCGCCAAGAAGATGGACGCCGCCGTCGGCATGTGCCTCGCCGTCGAAGGCCGCGCTCGCTACAAGAAGCAGTTCAAGGACACCTCCACGGGGGTGCCCACTCGAGTTCGATAAGGGGGTACGGGCGTGCTCGCAGAGGCAGGTATCCCGGGGACCGACGACTGGTGGCTCATGCGGCTCGCGAACGAGCTCGGCAACGGGCTCCCGCGCATGGGACGGCTGACACGCTACCGGGACGGTGACGCGTTGCTCCCCGACAACGCGTGGGACGTCGGAACGCGCGAGTCGTACATGCGGTGGCTCAAGCGGTCCCGGCTGCACATCGTCGAGACGATCCGCGACGCGCGGACGGACCGACAGCGTGTCATCGGGTTCCGCACGGGCGCCGACGGCGACGAGTCGGGCGACCTCGCGGCATGGAAGCACTGGACGCGGAACCGCATGAAGGTGCAGTCTCGCCAGTTCTTCAACGACACCGCGGACTATGGGAAGTCGTACCTGCTCACGATGCCGGCGGCCGATGGGCCGCTGTGGAACGTGCGGAACGGGTGGACGACCATCACCGAGCCGAACGCGCTGCGTCCGTGGCTCACGGAGGCCGGCATCACGGTCGGGTTCGACCCGATCGCTCAGGCCGAGGTCATCGTCCTGCACCGCCCCGGGTACTTCCGGGTCGCGTTCCGTCCCACGCGCGTTCCGACGCTAATGCAGGACGGAACGCCCTGGTATCCCGGCAAGGGTTGGTCGTGGGCGGGCGGTCCGGTCCGGAACGTGTCGAACGATTCGCTGTTGCAGCGGAACCAGACGGTCGACGGGTTCGGGGTCTACGAGAAGCACCTGGACAGCGTCGACCGGATCAACGAGATCACGCTGAACACGATCACCCTGATCGTGATGCAGGCGTTCCGCCAGCGTGGCGTGAAGGGCAACCTCCCCGAGTTCTACCCGGAGGGGCACCCGCAGGCCGGCGAGAAGGTCGACTACGACGAGCTCTTCAAGGCGGGTCCGGCGGCGCTCTGGCTCCTGCCGGTCGGCTCGGAGGTCTGGGAGTCGAACTTCACCGACATCACGCCGATCTTCACGTACCGGCGCGACGAGCTCAAGGTGCTCATGTCGAACACCCGCACGCCGCAGGACATATTCGACGGCGAGTCCGCGAACCAGTCCGCGGCCGGATCGCAGAACTCGAAGGAACCGCTCATTCACGCCGTGCAGGCGATGAACGACCAGGCCGAAGTCTCGCTCGCGCAGGCAATGGCCCAGTCGTTCGAGATGGTCGGCGACGCGATCCGCGCTGACGTGACCGAGATCGAGGTGCTGTTCGGGAAGATCAGCCCGGCCACCCTCGCCGAGAAGGCCGAAGCGGTCGCGAAGATGGGCGGCAAGCCGTCCCAGCGGTACATCAACAGCGAAGTGCTTGAGATGACGCCGGCGCAGCAGCGCCAGGACGAGCAGGACCGCACGACCGAGATGTTCCAGACCGCGCTCGCGGCCGCCAGCGCTTCGGGGGTGACCGGGTCCGGTGACACCAACGCAGCTTGACGCGATCATCCGCGTGCACCAGGAGAAGCAGGCGTCGCTCGTCGCGACTCTGCTTCGGGTGATGCTCGGAATCTGGGTGCCGTTCTCGTGGGCCGCGAACCGGCCCGACCTCGTGAACGCCTCCGCGGCGCAGTCCGCCGTCGACGTCGACCTCGCGCTCGCGCAGGTCCGGCGGTGGGCTCGCGCCGAGGTGATCGAGCAGCTTCGCGCGCTCGATGCGCTCCCGGAGAAGTTGCCGGACCTCCAAGACCTGTACCCGCGATCGGGAACCCCGATCGTGGAGGTCTACAAGAGGCCGGCGCGGCAGGCCGAGCACGCTCTGCGCCAGGGCGCGACGCCCGAGCAGGCGGAAGCGGTGCTCGTCGAGCGGATGACGAAGATCGTCGAGATGGACGCGGTCGCGACCATCCGCGACGAGAAGTCGATCATCCACCAGGCCGCACCGAAGGTCACCGGCTACCGGCGCATCCTCCGACCCGACCTGACGAAGTACGGCCCGTGCGGTCTGTGCATCGTCGCGGCCGACCGGACGTACCACACCGGCGATCTGCTCGAGCTGCACAACGGGTGCGTCTGCGACACCGCAGCGATCACCGCGGACGCCGACCCCGGGCTCAGCCTGAACCGCGAAGACCTCGACGCGATCTACGAGGCCGCCGGTGGGAACTTCGCCGAGGCACTTCAGCGCACCCGCGTCGTCGTCCGCGAGAACGGCGAGCTCGGGCCGATCCTCGTGCGCGACGGGAACGAGTTCAAGACGTTCGACAAGGCCGAGCGCCAGTCAAAGCGCGGGCAATCGTTCACGCCGTATCGGCGGCCGTCGAAGACGAGCAACCGCACCAACTGGTCGGCGATGCGCGCCACGTCGGAGAAGGCGATCCTCACGCTCGAGGACGCGCGCCGCGAAGGCCGCGACCTCGTGAGCATGACGGCGTCGAGCACGCCGACGAAGGTCGCCGACTTCGACAAGGCGATCGGCTACCACCGCGCGCTCATCGCGCGCGCGCAGGCCCACGGGGCCTGATCCACACACGTACCGCGTTCCGCGGGCACACCCCGTTCTGGGGTGACACCACAACACCCGGAGGTTCCTCCATGTCCACCCTTTCGCGCCGCATGATGCGGCCCTGGCTCATGTTCGTCGGCCCCGACGCCGGCGGCGGTGGCGGTGACGATTCGTCGCTGACGCCCGAGCAGTTCCGCGAGAAGTACGGCTATCCGTCCGGCACGAAGACCGACGACATGACCGACGCGGAGCAGGCTGCCTACTGGCGGCGGAAGTCGAAGGGCTTCCAGAAGGACTCGGAGAGCAAGGACCGCGAACTCTCGCAGTGGAAGGGCCTCGGCGAGTTCGACGCCGTGTCCACCACGGTCGGCACCGCGGAGCAGGCACGCCTCGCCGCGCTCAGCGACGCGGAGCGCGCACGGGAAGAGGCGCAGCGCGCCGAGCAGGCGGCTCGCGCCGCCGGCGAGGCAACCGGCCAGCAGAAGTACCTCGGCGAAGCGATCGCCGGCCAACTCGTCGCTCTGACGATCAAGCCGGGGGAGAAGCCCGAGGACGCGCTGAACCGGGTGAAGGGCGCCCTGCAGTTCACGGACCCCACGCGGTTCCTGAACGCCGACAAGGACATCGACCCCGCGCTCGTCGCTCAGTTCGCCGCCTCCGTCGCTCCGTCGGCAGGCGAGGGCAACGGCGAGGGCGGTGACGTGCTGGCGACGCTGTACGGCCGCCAGTCAACGACGCCGCCTGCCGCCACGTCGATCGCCGAGGCGCGCAAGCAGACGCGCGAACGCCTCGGCAAGAAGACCAAGTAACAACCTCACAGAAAGGCATCAGCCATGACCGATTTCTCGGTTTCGAAGGCCGTCACCGGTGTCCCCGTGGACACGCAGTGGCGCGCCGGCAAGCACGGCCAGGACAGCGCGCGTTCGGGTCAGCTCGACCCGACCGCGTTCACCGCGGGCACGCACTACAACCTCGGCGGCCGTACCGACAACGTCATCCCCTCGGGTGTCGCGGTCGCGAAGCTCGCCTCGGGTCTGTACGGGCCGTACGACTCGACCGCCGGCTCCGCGGGTGACCCCCGCCGGAAGCTCGCCGGCTTCATCAACGACGACGAGGGCATCGCCCTCGGCGCGACCCCGGCAACCGCCAAGCCCACCTTCGCCCGTCTCATCCACGGCGTCATCAACCCGTCGCTCCTGCCCGTCGTGGCGCAGCGGACGACGCTCGGTGCCGCCGAGGCCGTGACCGGCTCCTACATCTACGTGGAGGACTGATCCATGCCGTTCACCAAGAACTTCCGCACGCCCGGTCAGCTGACCGGCATCGCGCGCGGTGCATTCGACGCCGAGTTCGAGCGCTTCCGCGTCTCGGGCCTGCTCCCGGCCGTCGAGAACTTCACCCTCGACTACTCGTTCAACGTGGGTTCGGCTCCGCTGCCTCCGGCCGCGAAGTTCCGCGCGTTCAACGCCGAGTCGATGGTCAACCGCCTCGGCACCGGCCAGACGGCCAAGGGCTCGCTGCCCCCCACGTCGATCCGGATGCACGTCGACGAGTACACGCAGCTCAAGCTCATGGGCCAGGACGACGCGATCGGCCAGAAGTTCGAGCAGTACGCGATCGCGAACGCGCAGTCGATCGCGTTCCGCATCATCATCGCGGCGGCGCAGGCGATCGTCGACGGCAAGATCACGCTCGCTGAGCGCGGCCTGCAGCTCGACATCGACTTCGGCCGCAAGGCGGGCCTCAAGGCCAACGCCGCGACGGTCTGGTCGAACACGGCGGCGTCGCTGCCGATCAGCGACCTCGAGGCTCTGCGCAACGTGCTCGGCAAGCGCGTCTCGCAGACGATCCTCAGCCGCGTCACGCTCGGCTACCTGCAGCGGAACGTCGACCTGATGAAGCTCATTCTCGGCAAGGGCTCGGACCTCCCGAGCCGCGTGTCGTCGGACGACGTCATCTCGTTCCTCGGCTCGGAGGGCTTCGGCCAGGTCGTCGTCGACGAGGACACCGTTCCCGACACCACGGGCACGGAGGTGCCCCTGTTCGCCGCGGACAAGGTCATCCTCATCTCGGGCTCGCAGGTCGGCACGACCGAGATCGGTGTCACCACCGAGGCGATCGAGTCGGAGAACGGCATCGGCAACAGCGACGCCCCCGGCCTGTTCTCGGGCGCGATCGCGTCCAGCGACCCGTCCGGCTACGACGTGTACGTCGGCGGCATCCTGCTCCCGACGCTCACCTCGCCCGACAACACGGCCGTCCTCGACGCGTTCTGATCCGGATGAGGGGGTGGGGCCCTCGGGCCCTGCCCCCTCTTCCCTGAGACCCCAAGGAGGTCTGCGAAATGGGAACCCCCAACCCCAAGATCATCAAGTCCGGTGTCGTTCATCTGCTGTCCGACGCCGGCGAGTACATCACGCTCGCGGCCGGCGACGTCGTGCCCGACTGGGCCGACAGCCTGGTCACGAACCCCGCACTGTTCGAGGGCGGTGAGTCCGAGTCGACCGAGACGTCGACCGAGACGACACCGCCGCCCGTCAATTCGGGCGACAGTGGCGGGCAGTCCACCGAGACACCGTCGGCACCGGTCAAGCAGCCCTCGCAGGCTGAACTCAAGGCGCAGGCGAAGCAGCTCGGACTGCCGACCGGCGGCTCGAAGAAGGAACTCGCGGAGCGCATCGCCGCGAAGCAGGCCGAACTCGCGCCGGTCATCACCGAAGGCACGCCTTCCGGCGAGCCGGCATCCGGTGACGACGAGGACGGCGACCGCGCCGCGCTCGAGGACAAGGCCAAGGAGCTCGGCATCGAGTTCGACCGCGAGAACACCGACGACGAGCTCGCCGCTCTGATCGAAGACGCACAGGAGTAACGACATGGCGACGACCCTCCCCGAAGTGAGCGCCGACGAGATCCCGAAGTACTGGGCGGGCGACATCGACGACTTCGACGTCGCCTACCTCCAAGGCAAGCTCGGGGAGGTCGTCGACATGATCGCCGACCGGTACGGGTCGCTCGTGGCCGCGAGGCTCGCGAGCGGCCGGCTGACCGAACGGCTCTACACCGCGACCGTCATCCGCATCGCCGCGCGCGTGTGGTCGAACGTCGACGGCTTCCGCCGCGAGAACGCCGGCCAGTACGGCTACGAGGTGAACGCGGCCGTGGCGTCCGGCACGATCTGGTTCACCGATGACGACGTGCGTGACCTCACCGGCGTGCACCCGAAGCAGTCGAACGTGATCGGGACCGCGACGATCGGACGGCACGAGCCCGGGCGCACGCGATGAGCCGGCTTCTCGGGGACCGCGCCGCGCACACCGTGCTCGTGCAGAACCGGGAGACGACTCGCGATGCCGAAGGCGGGCGGGTCACCCTCCCCGTCGGCGAGCGGATCGAAGTCCGCTGTCTGAGCGAGCCCGTGCGTGAGTGGTCCGCGGCCGAAGAGTCGCAGGCGCTCGGCATCCAGGTCACCAACATGCTCGTCATCCGCTCCCGCACCTGGCCGGGCGACATCAACTCGCACGTGATCTTCGACGGTGGCGTCTACGAGACGGTCGGCGTCCCTCAGCACTTCAAGCTCTCGCGGAAGACGAGCCACTGGCGGGTCACCGTGAAGTGGATCGGGAAGGACGGTGGGTAATGGCCTCTCGAGTCTGGCTGAGAAGCCGGAACCGCGTCACCGTCGCGCAGATGTGCGGTGAGGACGCCGTCATGGGCCAGGCCGCAGGCCGGGTGCTCCGATCGGTCCGCACCGTCGCCGCGCAGCACGTCGACACCGGGAATTACATGCGCAAGCTCGGCACGGTCAAGGTGCCCGGCGAGAAGGGCACCGGCCGGTCCGTCATGGACCGTCTCGTGGTTGCGGACGACCCCGCGGCCGCGTCGATCGAGTGGGGCCACTTCACGACACGGATCACGCGCGCCGAAGGCTCACGCCGTGTCACGACCGGGCCGCTGACATGGGTGCCGGGCAAGCACATCATGGCGAAGGGATTGGCGCGGGTGAAATCCCTTGACTAAGCGACTACTCAACGCCGGCAAGCTCTTCCAGTCGTTGTTCACCCGCGACCTGCCCGAACCGTGGGTCGCATACAGCGACCTCGACGTGGGCTCGTTCGACGACATCCCGATCGCCACCCACTCTGCCGTGATCCAGCAGAACGGGAACGGCGAGGACGTGTGGTCGGTCACGCTCACCGTCAACCTCTTCCTCGATCCTGCCGGCGCGTTCGACCGCGCCGCGTTCGTGTACGCCGTCATCCACGCGTGGGACGACGACCCCGAAGAGTCGATCATTCCCGGCGTCGGCGCGATCGAGTCGGTCGACGACCTCGACGCCTTCATGCCCGCCTCGGGCGAAGTCCTGATGAACAACAAGGCGGTGCGCCACTACCAGGGCGCATTCTCCATCACCGCCAAGGTCCACTAACCCCTTCTGCGCCCGCCGCCGGCGGGATGGGTCTGCGAAACCTACCCAGGAGGAACCTGATGACCGCCAACAAGACCAGCCTGGTCATCCCGGCCAAGGGAACCGTGTTCCACGCTCCCGTCAACACACTGCCCCCGACCGCGCCGCTCGGCACCGACGGCTTCAAGCTCGGCTCCGCGGACGGCCCGACCCCGTGGAAGAACCTCGGACACACGTCGGAGGCCAACACCATCGCGTTCACCAAGGAGGGCGGCGAGCGGGAATCGCTCAACACCTTCCTCGAGGACGGCGTGCGCACGTCGACGTCGGCGACCACGTGGGGCTTCACCGTGAACGCCCTGCAGTTCGACTCCGACACCCTCGACCTCGCGTTCAACGGCGAGTTCAACGAGGACACCGGCGGTTACAAGGTCACCTCGTCGATCCCGTCCGAGATCGCCGTGTTCCTGTACTTCAAGGACTCGTCCGGCGCGCTCGGCTTCTGGCTGCCGAACGTCGAGATCACGCTGGGCGACGCCCCGAGCGTCGACATCGCGAACTTCTTCGAGCTTCCGCTGTCGGGCACCATGCTCGGCGCGCCCGAAGAGATCATCCCGGCCGTCGACGGCCGCCCCGTCCTGTTCGAGATCTTCAAGACCGGCCTCAGCGCGCCCGTCACGCCCTGAGCCACCCCGACCGGGGGTCGCGAGTGCAGAATCGCAGACCCGCTCGCGACCCCCTCCATCCCTAGGTCTGCCACCGCTCCACCACGTATCCGAAAGAGGTCTGCCACCCATGACTGCTGCATCCGCCGCGAAGAAGCCCGCCGCCCCCCGTACCCGCAAGCCGGCCGCCCCGAAGCCGGCACCCGTCGTCGACGAGGTCGTCGAGACGCCGCCCACGCCCTCCGAGGCCGCCGACATGGTGATCGAGCGCGAAGAGCTGCGCCGCGCCCTGCTCGCTGAGCTCCCCGAGCTGCGCCCCGCGCACCGGTTCCGCCTCGGGCACCGCAACGCGTTCCACAACCTGTCGCTCGAGGCCATGAAGTCCGGCGCGTTCGACCGCGAGACGCTGGACTACGACCTCACGAAGCCCGAGGACATCGAGGACTTCCAGAAGCTGCAGAAGTTCGTCGAGTCCATCGACGACTGGGCCGAGAGCATCGCGGTCGACGTCGACGCGTACGTCGAGTGGTCGGAGCGCGTCGGCAACGGCGACAGCGCCGAAGAGACGTTCATGGCGCTGTTCTCGACCTACCAGGCCGACCTGGGGGAATCGCGCGGCTCCGGGAACTGATCGACGAACTCGACACTCTCGGGGCCCTGCGCGCCGACCTCGCCGAGTTCTACCAGGTGCGGATCGACGACGTGTGGGCGGGCAAAGAGTCCGCTTGGCACGTCGTCGTCCTCACCGAACAACTCGTGCGCAACCCTCACTCGCGTGTGTTCGCCGAACGTGGCGGCACGCCTGAGTTGCAGGGCTGGGATGCGACCGCTGTCATCGCGGCGCGCACCCACAACCTCATCGCCGGCATCATCGCCGGCCTGTCGTCGGGCACCAGCCTCGACGACCTGCTCATCGCCTACCCGAGCGCCAAACAGGCGCCGCCCGAGCCGAAGACGCTCGCTGAACTCTTCGGGAGCGGCGCGCTGGGGTTCTTCGGCCAATAACTGAACAGGGGGGACGCGCATGGCGTCAAGCATGAACCCGGGCCGGAACATCGGCCGCGTCTCCATCCGCGTCCTCCCTGACACCCGCGACTTCAACAAGCTGCTCCGCAAGCAGCTCGACGACTTCGCGAAGAAGTTCCGAGGCGCGATCACCGTCGACAAGGTCAACCTCGACCGGGCGAAAATCCGCGAGGACATGCAGCGCCAGTTGCACATGATTAACCTCGACGCTCACGACTTCAACGCGACGGTCACCGTCTCGCAGGCGAAGCTCAAGAAGGTCGAGCTTCGCAAGTCGATCCAGACCGAGTTCGACAAGTGGGAGGCCGTCAAGGTCGGCATCGCCGCCGAGATCCGCAACCCCGAAGAGTTCAAGCGGTCCGTCGAGCGCATGGTCAACCAGGCCAGCCGCAACGACGTGAAGATTCACGCGAACGCGCAGACGGCCGCCGCGGCGGCACAGTTCCGCTACACCGCGCGCGACCGGATCGTGCAGTTCTTCGCGCACGCGAACGAAGGCGCTCTCGTGAAGACCGCGACGGCGTTCGCGGCGCTCTCGGGTCTGCGCCTCGCCGGTACGTGGGCCGAAGACATGCTCGACTTCGTCAAGAACCTCGACAAGTCGCTCCCGAGCATCCTCAGCTGGACCACCGGCATCACGACCGGCCTCGCCGCCGTCGCTGGGGCCGTGTCGGGACTCGTCGGGATCGGTCAAGGGCTGTTCTCGATCACGCCGGCGCTGCTCGTCCTGCCCGGCCTGCTCATCAACGCGATCGGATCGATCAGCGCCCTCATCGTCGCCTGGCGGAACGCGGGCACCGAACTCGCGCCGCTCGCCGACGGGATGCGCGAACTCGGCGACATCATCAACACGACCTACTGGGATCGGGCACGCCAGCCGATCCTCGACCTCGTCAACGGGCTCATGCCGCAGTTGCAGACCTCGTTCCGGAACCTCTCGGAAGGCGTCGGCGACTTCACCGGCGCGCTCGCGAAGGCGTTCGGCACCGAGCTCGCCAACGGCCGGCTCGAGTCGATCTTCGCTGGCATCGCTGACGGGTGGCGTGTGCTCGGCACGGGCGCGGACGGCTTTGCCGGCGCGATCGTGTCGCTCTCGCAGATCGCCGCGAAGTACACGCCGCGCCTTGCCGGCTGGTTCGTGCGTCAGGCGAACACGTTCGACGCGTTCCTCACCAGCATCGCCACCGACGGTCGCCTCGACACGTGGATGGAAGGCGCGATCTCGTCGATGTACGACCTCTGGGACGCCACGACCGGCGTCGCGGGCGTCTTCGAGGGGCTGTGGCGTGCGGCGGATGCCGCCGGGTCAGGCGGGCTCGCCGGGTTCGCCGACATGATGCAGGCGTGGGAGCGCACCGTCAAGGGTGCCGACTTCCAGCGCGGCCTCACCGCGATCTTCCGCGGCTCGGCGGTCGCGATGGAGGCGTTCGGGGACGGCATCAAGGCCGTCGGTCGGCTCTTCGCCGACCTCGACGGATCGTTCGAGCGCTTCATCGGGTCGTCCGGCATGTTCGTCGGCGGGCTCGTCGAAGGCATCGCGAACGCGCTGAACAGCCCGGCGGTCGCCGCAGGGCTCGACGGGCTGTCGGCGGGACTCATCGCCGCGCTCGAGCGGATCGGTCCCTCGCTGCAGCCGCTCGCCGACACCTTCGGTGGCCTGCTCGGACTCATCGGCAACCTCGCTCAGACCGTGCTTCCGACGGCGGTCGGCGCGGTCGCAGCGCTGACGCCTGGGCTCGACTCCCTGACGGGCTCGATCGACCGTGTCCTGCCGTCCCTGACCGGCGCGGTCGATTCGTTCGTACGCGACATGGCCCCGCCGATCAACGACTTCGTCGCCGCGATGGGCCCCGCGACCACATCGATCTTCCAGACCCTCGCCGACGCTCTCGAGGACATCGGCCCGAAAATGGCCGACCTGGCTTCGGGCCTGTCGCCGAATCTCGTCGCCGCGATGGACGGTCTGGCGGCCGCGATCAAGCCGCTCGCGAACCTCGCGACCGCGCTCTGGGAGATCCCTTCCGTCGCCGGCAAGGCGATGGAGGACTGGTCGTGGATCTGGGACGACAAGAAGCTGAACGAGATCACGAAGGACATCATCGGCGACGGTGGCTGGACGGGTGACCTCTTCAAGTGGGCTGAGGACTGGGACGCGTTCTGGGCCGACACCGGCACCAAGCACGGCAGCAAGTACATCGACTCCCTGATGATGGGTGCCGGTGAGTCTTCGGCCGACGCCGTCTCGCGCATGACCGCGGCGCTCAACACCGAGTTCACGTTGAAGGGCCCGGCGGCCGGAAACGAGATGTGGAAGCAGTTCCTCGGCTCGGACCTGCCACCCGAGGTGAAGACGAAGGTCGCTGAGAACCTGCGCCTGCTAGGCATCGAGATCGAGGCGGCAGGCGGCGCGGGCGGTGGCGGGTTCTCCCGCGGGCTCGCGCAGGGCATCACGCTCGGGATGCCGAACGTCGAAACGTCGGTGCGTGGCGCGAAGGGCGCAGTCGAGCGCGGAGCCGCGGGTTCGGGCGAATGGCTCAAGAGCCACGGTGGACAGACGATCGCCGGATTCAAGACGGGCGCAGACGGTCAGGTCGGCGGCGTCGAAACCGTCATGGGAACCGTGAAGGGCAAGATCACCGGCGCGTTCCCGAACCCGTTCAACCTCATCATGGGTGCCGGTACGTCGATCATGAGCGGCTTCCTCTCGGGACTGCGGACGGCGTACACCGGCGTGCAGTCCTTCATCGGCGGTATCGCCGGCTGGATCAAGGCCAACAAGGGCCCCGCGTCGTACGACCGGCAGCTTCTCGTTCCGGCCGGTCGGTGGATCATGGGCGGCCTCGAACGCGGCCTCAACGCCGGCTTCGGCCGGGTGAAGTCGCGCGTCTCGAGCATGGCCGACGAGATCCGCGGCGAGTTCGGCACGTCGCTCGGCACCGGCATCAGCGCGGGCCTGGCGACGAGCATGAACGTCGCGCGCTCGACCCGTCTCCCGTTCACCACCGACGCCGAGGGCAACCCGGCCGGCCTCGCCGCCGGCGGGAACACCGTCAACGTCACCATGCCGCTGCTTCCGGGGGAGACCCCGCAGGAGCAGCGCGACACTCTCGTGGAGGAACTTCGATGGGCGTTCTGATGCTCGACGTCGGCGGTCGCCGTGCAGACGGTGGTCGCAACGGCAAGCTGTGGATCGCAGAGAACGGCCTCGACGAGTGGTGGGACTCCGCTGAGACGGAGTTCGACGAAGAGTCCGCCCCCGATGGGGACGGCGCGTATGACCCGACGGAGGTGACGCTGGGGCCGCGACGGTTCCCGGTGTCGCTCCTGGCGGATGCGTCGTCCCCTGAGTGGGCTGAGCTCGACGTGCGCACCTGGGCGACCGGGCTGGCGAAGAAGCTCGACCTCGGGTTCCGCGTGTTCCACGCCGGCCGGTGGCTGTCGCTTCGAAACGCGAAGGTCCGGGGGAAGGTGCGTGTCCGGCCGAATCGCCGTGACCTGCGCCTCACCGACATCGGGTTCACCGTGTGGGCTGCGGACCCGCGGAAGTACGGCCGCACTCTCACACGCACCGTCGACGCCGTGTTGCAGCCCAAGGGCGGCATGTTCTTCCCGACCGTGGATGGCTCGATCAACTTCGGCGAGCGGGGCGGCGTCGACTTCCCGGGTGTCTTCCGGCTCTACAACCCGGGCACGGCGGACTACCTCCCGTCGTTCAAAGTGACCGGGCCGCTGGACGGTTTCACGATCCGATCCGAGGACTACGTCATCACCTACGAGGGCGCTGTAGCCGCCGGGCAGACCCTCACGCTCTCCCCGTTCACAGGAGGGCGCGCATCACTCGACGGAGCCGACGTGTCCATCAACTTGACAGAGGCCGGGTGGGCACCAGTTGACGGCGGCCAGACCCGTGGCTACCGGTTCACGCCGGACAACCCGCGCCTCGGCGCGCGCCTCATCATCGACTACCCGGAAGGAGCGTGGTGGTGATGGTCACTACTGCAGCTGGCCTCGCAATCGACCTCAACGACGACCTGGACGGAACGACAGCAGTCGGCTTCCGACGAGCGCTCGCCGTACTCTTCAAGCAGTCGTCGCCGGGCGTCGCCGAAACGGGCCGCCTCGGCTCGGACCACCTCGTGGTGAGCGGCGACCCCGGCGCGATGCGCTATCACGTGTCCGCGGGCGGAATCGTCATCACGCGAGCGGCGACCGGTGGCGCGTACATCGTCGGGCTCCCGCAGGGGGACTCGATCGACACCAACCCGAGCGACGGCATCAACCCTCGCATCGACATCATCTACTGCCGGCAGCCCGACCCCGCGCTCGACGGCAGTTCGATCGAGGTCGATTTCGTCGTCGACGTCGCCATTGGCACGCCCGCCTCGAGCCCGATCGCTCCGACCCTGCCCGACGGCGCGGTGGAACTCGCCCGGAAGCAGCTCGCGGCCGACGCGTCCAACACGTCAGGTGGACTCCCGTTCACGAACATCGCGCCGACCACCGGCCTGAACTTCGGCGGCACCGTCGGGATCTCTCAGGGGGGGACCGCGGCCACGACGAAGGCTGGCGCGCGCAGCAACCTGGGGTTCCTGTTCGGGACCGGCGCGCCGTCGAACGCGCTCGGCGAAGACGGCGACACCTACGACCAGATTCTCTAAGGGGACAGCATGGTCTACTCGGACAGAGCGACCGGCGCGGCCGGCCAGATGCGAATCGACTTCGACGGAACGACGGTCCGCTTCTACGTTTACGGCGGCTACTCGACGACGAACTCGGGCGGGTTGGGCTGGTCCGGCGTTGTCAACGGCGTCGGTGTCGGTGGGTCGACCGCATGGCCGACAGGATCGAAAGGTGCGCCCGGCATCCTGTTCGGCGCGTGGACGGCGAACTACGGCACGCAGACGGTGTCGTTCACCCTGAACTACACGGGCACGTCCGGCCTCGGCGGTCCGACGACCCACACGATGACGTTCACGCGGGAGAACCCCACCCCGCCTGCATCGCCACCGGATGCGCCGAACAACCTCCGCTTGCGGGCGGGAACTCTGACGCACCAGTCGTTCGGCGTCGACTACAACCGTGGGGCGACGCACGGTGCGGCGATCACCGCCGACATCGCAGAATGGTGGCTCGGCGTTCCGGGTGCCGCGGGTAGCGCTCTCGTCTGGCAGGACGGCACAGGTGCGCCCGGCAACGGCCCGAATTCGTACACGAACCCTCAGGGAAACGGGCTTGGCGCAGGCCCCGGCCCGCTCCTGCTTCCGGGCCTCGACTACTACGTGCGCATCAAGTCGGACGCGTACGGCGTCGGCTGGTCCGGGTGGTCGGCCACGTTCTCGCTGCGCACTCTCCCGAACGGTCGCATCAAGACCGGCGGTTCATACCGCGACTTGATCCGCTGGCGCAAGATCAGCGGCGTGTGGCGGCGGAGCATCCGTTGGCGCAAGGTCGACGGCACGTGGCGCAGGGTCCGCTGACCGTCCGCACACCCCATAGCCCCCGGCGATCGCCGGGGGCTTCGTCATGAAAGGAACAGCACCATGCTCCCTCTCCCTTTCGCCGCGAGCACCATCGGCGGCCGATTCGGTGACCCGCGCCCCAACGGGCGCAAGCACCTCGGGCTCGACTTCGGCGTGCCGCGGGGCTCCGACATCAGGGCATCCGGCACCGGGTTCGTGCGCCGCAAGGGGAAGTCCTCGCTCGGCGGGAACTTCTGCACGGTCGCGTACTCGAACGGGCTCGACCTCGTCTACTACCACTCCGACGTGACGTTCCCGATCGCAGTGAACGCACGCGTCGAAGAGGGCACGTTCCTCGGCGACGTCGGCTCGCTCGGCGCGGACTCCACCGGCCCGCACCTCCACCTCGAGGCGTACTGGTTCCCGTCGGGCACCGCCGTCGACCCGCTCGGAGTCCTCGGCGGACGCACCGTCGGCCAGGCGCTTCCGTCGACCGCCGGCGAGGCGTTCCCCGCCCGCAAGCTGTACGGGGCCGGCTGGGTGCTCTTCCTGCAGGACTTGCTCATCGCGTTCGGGCACGCCCCGGGACGCGACGGCGAGGACGGCGCGAAGACGCAGGCATCCGTCGCGCACGAGCAGACCGCCGCGAAGGCGAACGGCTACGGCACGATCAAGGTCGACGGCATCGGCGGCCAGGAGACGCTCGTCTACCTGCTCTGGGCGTTCCTCCGCTTCCGCGCGAAGCCCGAGAACGTCGCCGGACAGCCCGCCCGGATGCGCTACGGGAAGCCGTGGGTCGCGCTGATCCAGCGGCTTCTCAACGAGCTCGGCCACGGCCTCACCGTCGACGGCGAAGACGGCGCGAAGACGCAGGCTGCGGTCCGCCACGAGCAGACCGCGTCGCGCGGCAACGGCTACCCGGCGCTCGGCGTCGACGGCGTCGCCGGCTTCGAGACGGCGAAGTACCTCGTCTGGGCGATCGTCAAGTTCGCACTGCCCTGGTCGTGATCCGCCTCGCCCGCACGATGTGGGGCCGAATCAAGGAGCCGCGGTTCATCCGCGTTCTGTTCCTCGCCGGCTACATCGTGACCCTCACAACGGGCGTCGTCACGCTGACGGACCCGCCGGTGACCATCGAAGGGGCTCTCGGGCCGACTCTGTCGGTCGCGTGGTCGCTCTTCTGGATCATCGGCGGGCTCGCCGGCGCGGCCACCGTCCTGCAGGGGTGGTGGGAGGTCGAGCGATACGCAGTCGCCGCCTGCATGTTCGGCATCGGCATCTACACGATCGTCCTCGTCACCCTCCACATCGCCAGCCCCGGGAGCCGCCTCACGCAGCTCGGGATGCTCGCGATCGCCGCCCTGCTCTTCGTGCTTCGCCTGGCGCTGATCCGAGGACACGACTTCGAGCCCCGGGGGTGACGCCGTTGGACGAGTCCGTCCGCACGATCGCCGCGGTCTTGAGTGCCGTCGGCGCGACCGTGATCGTCCCGAAGCTCGCATCCGCACTCTGGAAGGCCGTCACCGGCCGTCCCGCGCGCCAACGGCGAGAGATCGACCGCGTGCGCTCCGTGGCCGACGACGAGGCGTACAAGCGTCGTCTCGCGGAAGAGCACGCATCGCACCTGAGGCGGCTCGCGTACGAAGCGCCGTGCATCCGAGTCGAAGACATCCCGCCCTGGCCGACCTACCACCGAAAGAAGGAACCCACTGATGACGAAACTCCGTGACCGCCTGAAGGCGGGACTCGAGAAGGCGCGTGCGTGGCTCACCGACGGACGCCGCGCCGCCGTGCACGGCACGCTCGCGGCGATCGGCGCGCTCGGCGTCACCGTCGGCTGGCTCAGCGAGACGCAGTCGACGTCGCTGCTCGCCGCGGCGGGATCGGCGCTCGTGCTCGCGCAGGGCGCGCTCGGCCTCACGCTGCTCCGCGCGTCGGATGCCGCGAAGTGGCTGAACACCGTCGGCCGTGGGCTCGTGTACAGCGCGGCGACCGCCGCGGGAGCCGCCGGTGTCGCGTTCAACCTCTGGGGCACCGGTGAGGCATCGCACGCCGTCGGCGTCGCGACGGCCGCGGTCACGATCCTGTCGTCCGTGCTGTCGATCGCGAACGTGCAGACCGTGCCGGTCGACGCCGAGACGGGTGCGTACCTCACGCGCCGTCAGTACCGCGCTCTGAACGCGAAGGGCTGACCGAATGGCCGGCTATCTCGTCGGGGGGCGTCTGGTAGCCGGTGGCGGGATCGGCGCGGGCGATATCACCGTCCGCGCCGTTCCCGCGTCCAGCGGCTCGTTCGAGCTCCCGCTGAACAACGACGGCTCGCTCGACATCGACCTGAACCTCCCAATGGTCGACCCGGTCACGAAGACCCGAGTCGACCTCCCGAACCTGCTCGTCCCGGGCCGCGACTGGCTCGCTTGGGTGGAGCGCACGACCCCGGGCAACCGTGACGGCGACGTCATCGTCGAAGCGGGCCCGATCTGGGGCGACCCGTTCACGTTCCCGAAGAGCGACCGCATCGTCGCGAACGGGCTGCTGTCGTACTTCGACCACCGTGTGATCCTCCCCGTGCTCGCCGCCGGCCAGCTTCCGCGCGACGTGACCTCGAGATGGTCCGGGCTGTCGCTTCGCACGATCATGAAGCGGATCGTGCAGCAGGCGATCGCCCATGCGGGCGCTGGCCTGCCGATCGACTTCGAGCCGGACTTCCTCGGCGATCACGAGCGCGAGTACCCTGGCGCGGACCTCAAGTTCGTCGCCGAGGCGCTTCGCGAACTCTCGCAGGTCGAGGGCGGTCCCGAGTTCGCGCTGCGGCCCAAGTTCCGCGACGACCGGCGCGGCATCCGGTGGGAACTGCTCACCGGTGCCCCTGAGCTCACCCAGGCCGGCGACGACCACTACTGGGACGTGTCGGTTCCGGACGCTCACGCGCGTGTCGTGTCGCTTGACAGAGACGGTAGCCAGCTGACCTCCCGCGACTTCGAGGTCGGCGCGACGTTCCGGAACATGATCCAGGACTCGTCTGCCGAATCGGACGCGACCGCGTTTGCCGCGGGGAACTGCACGCTCGACAAGCAGGATCGTTCCTGGGCCGCCCACGGCGTGCAGAGCATCAACCTCTACTCGCCGTCCAGCACCGACTCTTACGTGTCGATCGGCGGCGACGTCGGATCGGTGCGGCTCGGCATGGAGTCGGGTAAGACCTACGTGTTCTCAGCGACAGGCAACGTGAAGGAAACGCTCTCGGGCGGCGTCGTGTCCCACGCACCCCGCGAACGTGCTCTCGTCGTGCATTACCGCACCGGCGCGACGGCACCGTGGACGATCGTCACGTCGCCTCAGGTGCCGAACGTCGTCGGGTCGGCACTGCGCGTCGCCGTGACGTTCACGCTCCCCGACAACACGTCGGACGCGTTCATCCGCGCGTACCACGGGCGTACCGGCGGTCAAATCCGCTGGGATGCGTTCAGCCTCACCGAAGGCTCCGAGGTCGTCCCGTACAGCCCCGACCAGGTCCGCATCGAAGCCGTCGCCGAACGCGACGAACTCACGGAAGCTGGGTTCCCGCTGCTCGAGTCGGTGACGAGCCGATCGAGCGTCGTCCAGTCCAGCACGCTGCAGGCGTACGCGAACGAAGAGGTCGTGCGCGGCTCGGCTCACGTCGAGACGATCACGCTCATCGCGCGGCGCGACAAGGTGCCGAGGCTCGGAACGTACTGGCCGGGGGACTACGCCACGATCAACGTCGGCGAGAACCCCCGGCTCCCCAAGGGTCGGAACCGCGTCCGCATCGTCGGCATCCAGTTCGACAAGACCGGCTCCGTGACGATCGAATGCGCTCCCGAGCGCGTCGTCTCCGGCTACCCGGTGCCGTCCACCAAGCGCACCTGGCTGCGCGACCAACTGCGGCACCTCGCGAGGTCCGTAAGCGAATCCACAAGAGGGAAGTGACCATGCCCCTGATCTCAGGACTGATCCTCGATTCGTCGGGGAAGCCCGCGAACGGTTGGCTCCGCGTCCGCGCGAGCCGCCCGTTCGACACTTCGACTGGCCTCGTCACGACGGCACTTGCCACAGTTGCCGTCGTCGCCGGTGTGCCGACGCGCGACGGATCACCGTGGCAGTTGCCGCCGACGCCTGACGGCGTCGCCTACTCGATCGAACAAGACCTCGACGGCGACGCGATCGACAGGTTCACGGTCATTGCGCCCGACGAGTCGTCGATGACGTACACCGAACTCTTGTTCAACCGCGGCAACGGTGCCGGCACCGCGGGGCCGTACTGGTGGGATCTCACCGGCGGTCTCGATTTCCCCTCCACCGCCGTCAACGGCGACTGGGGGTATGACGCAGTTTCCGGCGACGTATGGAGGTACGAATATGCCTAAGGTTCTGGTTTCGACGATCAAGGGGCCTACGGGCGACGTGACGCCGGCGGCGATCGCAGCGCGCGACGCCGCGGTGATCGCCCGCGAGCAGGCCGAGCTCGCCGCAGCCGGCGTCCCGGCGGCTGTCGCGGCCGCGGTGGCGGCGACCGTCCCATCGATGGTCGATGCTGCGCTGGTGGGGCTCGATGTGCTCACCGTTGAGGCGGCTTCCGACACCTACCTCCGCATCAGCGCGGACGCGGGCGAGTCGCAGATTCCGACGGGCGGTTCCCTGCTCACCTACGGCGACAACTCGACCGTTTCGCCGCACTTCGGCGCGATCCTTGGCGGTGCTCACAGCCTCACCGGCTGGCCGGGAACCGCGGACGCGAACAAGCGGATCGACGGCGTCACCGGCAGCACCTCGTTTGTGCGTTCCGCAGTCCGCACGGTTCCGTTCGCGCCGCACTCGTTCGACATGGTCGTGCTCCGGATGGGCTTCTACGACCAGGGACACGTCGATTGGCCGACAGGCCGCTCGGCACAGTTCCAGCGCTCGCTCCGGACGATGCTCGCACTGTTGAGCGCTGAGACGCGCGTCGAAGAGACCGACGGCGCGTTCACCTACTCGGGCGCGTGGTCCAGCACCTCGGCCGACGGGAACTGGTCGGCCGGCAACAACAAGTACACGTCGTCGGTCGGCGCGTACGTCGACGTCCAGACCCCGGCAGGCAAGGACTCGTACATCTTGTACGGCGGCTCGAACAACGCCACGGGCGCGACGATCGCTGTCACCGACCACACCGCCGGCGATGCGCTGCTCGAGACGATCAGCACCGGCGCGACGCTCCCCGCAGGCGTGTCCGGTCCGATCGCCTGGCGTGTGCCGCCCACCGCCCGAGGTCACGTCATCCGGTTCACCCGCACCGCCGGCGCGACGTCGCTCACGATAGACGGGATGCTGGTGCAGGCTGAGGCACCCCCGCTCATCGTGTTCATCAAGAACCCCTACCTCAACGACTACACGGCCGTTCCCGGCGCGACCTCGGGATCGAACGCTCGGATCGACGAGGGCAACACGATCGCCGCCGGCGTGCTCGCAGCGTTCCCGCATGTGAAGGTCATCGACACCCAGGCGGACTCTTCGTGGGTGCCGGGGACGCACATGGTTGCCTCCGGGACTGGGTACACCGTCGCCGGGCACGCCCGCATCGCTGCGCTCATCGAGGCGGCGACGTTCACGCCCGCGAGCGGCATCGCCGGCATCACCCGAGACGACGCCGACGAGCGATACGCGCCCATCTCGATCTCCGAGGGAGCGCTGCGCTGGACCGATGACCGCATCGGCGGCATCATCGAGAACCCGTCGCTCGCAAGCCTCACCGACCAGACGGCCCAATGGAATGCCGCTATGGCGCTTCTCTCGGCGCGTGGTGGCGAGCTTCTGATCCCCGCTGGGGTCATCGGTATCGCGGGCGTCACGGCGCACGTGCCCGGCGGCGCGAAGATCGTTGGCGAGGGCTTCGACTACTCGCAGCCGAACGCGGGATGGACGACACCCGCAACGTCGTCGCCGCCCCGGTTCGGATCGGTGATCCGCGCGACGGCGGCTATGGACCGGCTGGTGCAGCTCGGGGTGACCGGTGGTGGCGGGTCCGTCGCTCCGGGTGTTCCGGGCGGTTCGATCTACGGGCTCTCGCTCGACGGTCGGAACCTCGCGAACACGGTCGTACGGACGGCGGCGCGACGGAACTTCATCGACTCGTGTCAGGTCTACTGGGGCGCGGTGAACGGCGTGCACTTCGCCGGGCAGAACTCGTACATGGTGGGCAAGGGCGTCGTCGCACAGAACGACATCGGCGACTGCGTCTTCATCGACTCCTACTTCGACCACAAGGTGTTCGATTGGGAGCTCCGTGAGATGGGCCCCACGGGAGCGGCGATCCGTCTCGCGGGCAACGTGAACGACGTGATGATCTCCCGCATCCACACGTGGGCCGGCGCGAACGGCATCGGCAAGCCCGCTCAGGGCCTCGTGGTGCTCGATGCCGGCACGGGGAACATCCACAACGTGTCCATCACCGACTGCATCCTCGAAGGCGTGCACGGCCCCGAGCTGCACCTGGAAGTGAAGACCGGGGGCACGATCCGCGGGCTGAAGTACCTCGGGCAGAACACGTTCAATTACGACACCGACGGGACTTTCCCGCTGGTGCGCGTAGTCGGCGACTCGTCGGGGGTCGGCGGAAACATCAACGAGGTCATCTTCTCGGGGAACTCGTCGATCGGCGACAACACCGCCGGCAACGTCTGGACCGCGTTCCTCGACTACTCGGGGACGTTCCAGTCGACCTCCGCGTGGGAGTTCGGGCCGAACGTGACCCGCTACATGGCGACGCACGTCCTCGGCACGCCTCCGCAGCTCCCGTACTTCTCAGGATCGAACCCGGTGCTCGAGGCGGCGACCCGTCGCTACGCGCGCTGGGAAGGTCGGGTCGCGCAGAACGGTGGCGGCACGACGTTCACGATCCCGCATAGCCTGTCACGCGCCCCGCGCACGGTGACGGTCACGCCGGGATCGGCGGATGCCGCGGCCGACTTCTACGTGACGAGCGATGCGACGAACATCACCGTCACGTACGCGGCGGCTCGTCCGGCCGGCGTCGGGAACGTCGCGCTGAACTGGTCCGCGTCGATCTGAGCAAGCAAACAGCCCCGGCTGGCACTTCGGTGCCGGCCGGGGCTGTTTCTGTGTTTCAGGCGCGCGTGTCGCTCGTCTCGCTCGGCGCGGCCGCGTCCTCAGTGTGCGTCGCGGGCCGCTGCTCGGCGAGCTCGGTCGTGGCGTGCTTCTGACGCGTGTTGAGGAAGTGCCGCTCGACAAGCAGGAACATCAGCCAGGACACGAACACGGCGACTGGGATGCACGCGAACGTCATCACGAGGTACTGCACGACGGTAGGTAGCCCGAGCGGGAGCAGCAGGAGATTCCCGAGCGCCAGGATCGGGCTGTGGAAGAGGTACACGCTGTACGAGATGAGCCCAAGGAACATCATCGGACGGGCCCGGAAGAACCGGCTTATCGCCGCCGGGCGTCCGGCGACCTCGCGGCGGCCGAGCCAGACGAGCGCGAGCGCCACCGTGATCCCGGCCGTCGTCTCGGCGATCGCCGTCGTCGGGAGCCCGACCACCTTCGTGCCGAGCATGAGCGCGACCGACACGGCGGCCGTCGCGAGCACGAGAAGCCCGAGCCGCTTCGGTGCGCGGACGGAGAATGTGAGTTGCGCCGCCCACATGCCGCACGCGAACAGCGCGACGAACCACGGATGGATGAACGCGCCGATGTTGAGGAAGTCGGACGCGACGGTGACGACCAGGAGCACGGAGACGATCGCGGGGGCCGGGATGCGCCGCCAGAGCGGGAGCAGGGCCAGAGCCATGACGAAGTAGATTTGCCACTCCACCGCGACGCTCCACAGCGGACCGTTGATCTGGAAAATCCACTCCGGGGAGAAGTCCTGTACGAGCAGGAGGTGCGAGACGAGCCCACCGATCGTGACGGGAAGCTTCGAGTCCCACGCGGTGTCCGCCGGCTGGCTCATCACCGGGACCAGGAAGATCAGCAGCAGTCCGAACAGCAGCGCCGCGTAGTAGGGCGGGAGGATGCGGCGCGCGCGGCGCTTGAAGAACCTCCCCATCCCGCCTCGGAACGTGAGGTCGGGCGTCATCGTCACGGGGAGCATCAGCACGTACCCCGAGAGGACGATGAACACGGCGACGCCGATGTAGCCCATTCCGATGACGAGTTCCCACAGCGGCATCGCCTCGGCGGCGTCGCCTGTGTGGCCCGTGAAGAGGAACGCGTGGTAGGCCACCACGAGCATCGCTGAGGCACCCCGCAGACCGTCGAGATAGGGGAACTCGGGACGCCGCACGCTATTCGTCACGTGGGGGAGAGTACTGCACCGCCGTTTCGGCGACGTAACCACACCTGTCACATCAATACCTTTCGCCACTCACTGATTCGTCTCCCAGGCCCCTCCGGGCTCATCCTCGCGATGGGCTCGGAGGGGCCGCTTTGTCGTGTCCCGGGCTCAGACCGCGACGAGCATCGGGTGCTCATCTACCTCGGGTTCGGCATCCGCACCTGGTGGGTTCAGCACGCGCGACACCGTCGACTTCGAGACGCCGACCTCGTCCGCGATCGCCGACAGTGGCTTGCCCTCCGCGCGGAGTTCCCGGATGCGGTGGTTGCGCTCGTCGACGCCGACCGCGGGCACCTCGCGGGCGGCGTGCGCGAGGTGGAACGCCTGCATCGCGACCATGAACTCGGACGGCTCGCCCTGGCTGCTCTCGAGTGGACTTGGCGACCCCTCGACAGCTTCCACGGAGGGCGCGGCCTCGGCCGGCACGGCATCCACCGCCGGCGGCGCGATGACCAGTCGCATCAGCGTGTGCGTCGTGATGAGCACCGCGATCGGCGCCAGGCCGGCGACGACCACCCCGATCCCGGTCCGCAGCGCCTCGGGCGCGTCGTCCCACGCGTGCACGCCGTTCGCGATCACCGACAGCGACGCGAACGTCGCCAGCGACGCCCACGCGAGCCGCGCCGACTCGCCGCGGTGCCGGAACACGAACGCCGCCAGCGTGTAGACGAGGATCGAGCCGTCGATCGTCACCGGCACCGCCCACGCGAGCCACCCCGACACGTGAGCCCACTCGGCCGCCGCGCCGAGCCCCGCGTACGAGAGCAGGAACGACGTGATCGCGAGCCCGGCGGTCGCGACGACCGCGACGACCGCGACGACAGGCGAGTCCGGATTGATGCGCGCGCTCACTGGGCACCTCCCGCGACACCGATCAACACCGCGGCGGCGATCACCAGCGCGTTGAGCCCGAGCACGATGAGCACGAACGGGTCGCGCCACCACGGCCGCTTCACGACGTCACCTCCACGGCATCGCGGAGCACAGCCTGAATGGTGCGGGTGCTCATCCCCATGCGGTCGGCGATCGCGCGCATCGTCATGCCCTGGCCGCGCATCGACCGGACCTTCGCGTCGCGGTCCTCGTGCGGGAGCGTGCGCTTCGCGGGCTCGATCGCGAGGGGCGGCAGAGCCTCGACGACCTCGGCGTCGATCATGTCGTCCTCTTCGATCACGTACTCGCTGTGCTCAGGCTCGGGCGCGGCGATCGCGGTCTGGCCGACCGCGCCGTCAAGGGTCTGCTCGATCGCGAACGCCAGGCGCTCGTGCGCGTCCGGCACGAGGTGGCCGTACACGTCGACCGTCGTCGTGATCTTCTCGTGCCCGAGCCGCGCCTGAATGTACGGGAGCGGCTGGCCGGCGGCGATGAGCCACGACGCGTGCGTGTGCCGCAGGTCGTGTGGAGTGGGGCGACGGGTGAGAGGTGTCAAGCCAAGCGACGCGCAGAGCTCCTTGTCCATCGCCTTCTCGACGGCAGGGTTCCACGTCGACCGGGAGAACCGTGCGTACCAGAGGTGGTTGCCCGACAGCTTCCCGGGGAAGACGAGCTCGTCGCCGTTTCCCGGCTGTCCGAGCGCGGTCGCGAGGCCCTGGTGCATCGACACAGTGCGTCGCGCCTTCGACGACTTCGGGTGCGCGAGCACCGGCCCGCCACCGCCCGACTTCTTCCACGCCTGCACGACGCGCACCGTCGGCGTCGCCGCCCACAGGTTCACGTCCCGCCAGTGCAGCGCCGTCGCCTCGCCCCACCGGAGGCCGGTGCCGGCGAGGAACAGCACGAACGGCTTGTAGTAGTCCCGGATGAAGTGGAGCAGGGTGCGGAACTCGGCGGGGGAGAGGAACACCGCCTCGCGCTTCACGCCCTGGCTGAGCCGCATCTTGAAAGCCGGGTTGTCGTCGCGGAGCTTCTGCGCGACGGCGGCCTTCAGGATAGACGACAGCAGGCCGTGGTAGTTCTTCACGGTCTTGGCCGACACCTTGCCGGTCGAGCTGCGCGTCGACGGCTGCTCTTCCTGCCACGCGAGCCACCGGCCCACGTCCTGCCGGTCGATCGCGTCGATCGGGAGCGCGCCGAGGATGCGCAGGAACGACAGCTCGGCCGCGCGCTCGTAGCCCTTGCGCGTGCCGTCCTCAATGCCGGTGAGGATGCCCGACTTCTTGTCGAGATACGTCGCCGTGAACTCGCGCAGGGTCGGCGTCGCCTCGAGCGATGCGCGCCGGCGTTCGAGCACCATCCGCGCGGCCTCGCCGCCGATCTGGTCGACCAGGTCGCCGAACTCGTATGCGCCGACGGGATCTTCGAATGTCTCCTGCTTCATCGCTCCGCGGACGCGGAACTGCACACGGTAGGAGACGGCTCCTGTCCGCTCCGAAATGCGCTCGGTAACACTCGCCATTGGTCACTCACTTTCCGCCCTATGACTGGGCTGACGGTGCGTGATCTATGCGGTGCAGAACCTTCCGATGTAGGCGAGATGTAGGCAAAGAGCTTTCAGAGCCGGAATCACCCTTGATTTTTCAAGGATATACATGGGGTGAGTAACGGGACTTGAACCCGCGACCCCCTGGACCACAACCAGGTGCTCTACCAACTGAGCTATACCCACCATGTCTCCCGCTCGCGCGGGCAACCAGACGATTCTCTCACACCTCCGGAGCAAACGACGACACGACGGCAGCAGCCGCCGCGCGCGCGCCGTCGCTCGTCGGACCGGGCTCCGGAACGAACACCGCCTGGCGGTAGTAGGCGAGCTCGCGGATCGACTCGAGGATGTCGGCCAAGGCGCGGTGACCGCCGTCCTTCGCGGGTGCGTGGATGTACGCGCGCGGGTACCAGCGGCGCGAAAGCTCCTTGATGCTCGACACGTCGACGTTGCGGTAGTGCAGCCAGCGGTCCACCCGCGGCATGTACTTTGCGAGGAACATGCGGTCGGTGCCGATCGTGTTCCCGGCGAGAGGTGCCTTCCCCTCGAGCGGGACGAATCGCTGGATGTACTCGAGGACCTGGAACTCCGCGTCCGCCAGGCTGACGCCCTGCGGGATCTCGTCGAGCAACCCGGAACTGCGGTGCATATTGGTGACGAACTCGTTCATGTTCGCCAGCGCCGAGTCGTCGGGTCTGATCACGACGGAGAAGCCTGGATCGAGCGTGCGCAGCTCGAAATCGGTGATGACCACAGCGATCTCCACCAGTTCGTCCACGCCCAGGTCGAGCCCGGTCATCTCGCAGTCGATCCACACCAGACGGTCGTTCTCGGATGCACCCACCAT